CCGCAGCCTGGCGTGATTAAAACGAAACGAAATGCGATTTTTATTCTGTCGCTAGGAAAGGCTCGCGCTGACGGCCCCCCCTCATCGGTTTACGGCGCTGGAAGGACCCGTGCGATTGCGCTTGACTTCGAAGCAACTAACGCAAAACGCCCGCAGCGGTTAACTGCGGGCGCATTTCTAAATCTAGAATATCGGAACTCTATGCTCCTAGTTGACTCGTGTCAACACCCAAACACACGCGTCAACGCATTCAATGCAGCGCGCAGATTGCCGATGTCGCTCATCGACCACAACGTCGTGTCTTCATCGACGCACACCACACGATACAGCAGCAGCGAAGGTCTTCGACCTGGCCCCATACGATACGCGCGATCGCAATCATCGATCGCATTCGTCGCGGCGTCGAAGCGGTTGCGCAGACGCGCGATCACTGACGGCTCGATCTCACTGAGCGAGCCGCCGAAGCTGCCGCCGACGAGCATGAGTCCTGCGGGTGATTGCGGATGCGGCATGGGCAAGCCGAGCGTCATGTGGTGACGCTGATAAAGCTCGGCGAACCGCAGGCCGGCGTCGTATTGCCGGGCGCTGATCAGCTCCTGAAACGACAGCCGCCCGAGCGACGTGCCGAGCCGTGCGTCGCGTGCGCGAGTTGCGCCGACGCCAAAGTGGCGCTGGCGCGCGTCAAGGGCGGTTTGCATGACCTCGCGTTCGGTCTCCCCGCGCACGCGCTTGCCACAGGCGTGCCGCGCGCCAGGCTTTCTTTTGCGTCCTCGGATCATCGGCGCGCCTCCCGCATGTTGCGATGTTGCTCGCGGCAATGTTCCTCGCGGCTGCCATAGAGCTTTTGGCCGAGCTGCTTGACGAGCTCGCGCTCGGGCCAGGTCAGCCGCTGGTCGTTGATGGAGACGGCGAGCAGGCCGTGGTCCAGCCATCCGTCGCGTTTGACGTCCTCGGGTCGCCGGCGCGCGCCGCCGTAGCCTCTGGGAAGCCATGTCATTGGATGACCTCCGGCAGCAGGGCGGCATAGCCGATGACGTCCACGGCGCTGTCCATGTAGTTGGGGTCATGCGCCAGGCGGGCGACCTTCAGATCGATCATGCACAGGATGACCTGGGCGGGCGTGACGGACTGACCGAGCGTGATCGACCAGCGGGCTGCGATGGCCGCCATCACGACCTTGGGATCGCCGTAGGCTTGTCGGCGCTCGCTGATGACGCAGCCTGCGCGCGCGAGCATTTGATCGGCGCTCATCGCACGCCTCCCTGCGTTTCGATCGCCCAGAGGAGAATGGCGATGGCGTCGGCTTCGTTGTCGTCGGCAGGGCTGAAACCACGGGCCTTCACGGCGCTGATCACAGCCGCCTTGTCGGCATTGCCCTTGCCGGCGATGAACCGCTTGATCGTGCCGACCGGCGCGCCCTGGTAGGCGATGTCGCGCTGTTCGCACCAGGCGGTGAGCGTCGCCAGGAAGCCGCCGTAGAGATGCGCTGCGTCCGTGCCGACGTGTCGGCGCACTTCCTCGAAGTGGATGGATGCGATGGGTCCAGCGTCGTTGGCGAGTTGGTCGAGCCAGGCGCGAAAGCGCACGTAGCGCATGCCGCCGCCGTCATAGCGGCTCGGCCGGAACGAGACCGTGCCGCTGGTGATCAGGCCGTCGGATGTGCGCAGCGCCCAGCCGGTGCTTGTGCCGAGATCGAGCGCGAGAATGCCGGCCCGCGTTGAGCCCAGCATGGACATTGTCGGTGGGCTTGCATTGGCGGCAGGCAAAGTCAGAGTCGTCGAAGCCATGAATGGTCTCCGTTCAAATGGGGATTGCTCGTGGTGGAGGACGACGGCGGTTACTGGCTTGGCGGTCGGGGCCGCCGTCGTCTGATGCTTAAGCGTCTGTTCGGGCGGGCCGGTTGACTGCGGGCGGATCATGGATCAAGCTCCGTCAGCCACGAGGGCGCGGCGTCTCGTGAACGTTGGTGAACGTCATCCGGCGCAGAAGCCTCACGTTCACCAGTGCAAACCCCTGAACTTTCTTCATCTTGTGGACGTGGTGAACGTCGTGAACGTTGTTCGCTTGTTTCTATCGTGTGTGCGTGCGTGCGCGTGTGCGCATATGCGTGGGGGTCGGAAAAACGTTCACGACGTTCACGACGTTCACCAAGCGCTTCCAGCGCATTGATTTCGTTAGACCGCGTTTCGTGAACGTTGTCGGATGCACGTTCACCGACTTTTCCAACGTTCACGAGATCACCGGCATCGTCATTGGCCGATCCCTGAAACTGCAGGCGCCATCTGCCCGCGCCTTGATATTTTCCACCGCTTGAGAGGCGCACGCTCAGCGATCCCACGCGGAACACCCGATCGCGCATTGAGGAAAGCGCCTTGCCCAGGCGCGTGCGTTGGGATTTGTCGTTGCCCGCGCCAAGCGGGAGCGTCGGTTCAAGCCCCAACGCGATCTCGAACAGATCGGCTGTTGCTACGAAGGTTGTCCCAAAGCGATCCCACCATGCGCTGACGAAGGCGCTCCACGCGTTGCCCTCTGCGTCCGACGCCTCCATCATCTCGTCCAGGTTGCCGAGAAAACCCTCGACGCCAGCGACCTCGAGCACGCCGCCGATGACCTGCGCCCAGTTCTCGTAGGAGCCGATCGTGCGCGACCCTAGCGGGCGTCCAGCGGCGATCCACGCCTGGCAGAGGGTCAGGCATGCGCTGACCAACCGCGCGCGATTGGCGCGCACCCAATTCATGAGGTCGGGATGTCGAAAACCGTCGCGTTGCCAAGGACGCTCAACGTGCGCGTCGAGACGAATGCGCACGAGGCGCCGCGCCATCTCATTGGAGAACTCGGGGTTGTTGCCGGTGGCGATCCACACGCACCGGATCGGTAAGCGCGCCATTTCGGAGGCGCCAAGGATTCGGTCCTCCCAGAATGGCGCCGTGAGAGCCGCGGCGACGGCGGAGCTGTCGAGTTTCTGGCGGAGGTTATCGATGAGCAAGATGGAGGGGATCTGCCGCAGTTTGGCGGTAACGCGCTTGCGCCATTCCTCGTCATCGCGCCCCTCGGTCATGACGGATGCTCCCGAGCCCGTGAGGATCGTCGCGATGGCGTCGACCATCAACGTGGCGCCGGTGCCGGGCGTCGGCTTCTCGATCAGATGCAGCGGCGTCGGCCCATCGATCATCGCGCGGACGAAGCCTACGAGCAGGAGGGCGAGAGCATGCGCGCGCTCCGGGGCCGAGGCGAAGGGAAAGTCGCCCAGCAGGTCCTCGCACAGGAGGCCGCGCGCGGCGGCTCTGTCGTCCATCGACGGGCGCGGCGGGATCGCGGGCACAGAGAAGCCTGACGCCGGGCAATAGAGGAGGCGCGCGTCGGGATGGTAGCCAGGGCTGGTGAGCAACGCGCCGCCGCGCCCGAATACGGGCGTGTTGACGATGCCCACGAGCACCGGCAATCCCGGATCAGGGGTGGCCAGCAGGGATTTGACGAGCAGTGTTGGCGGGTGCGTCGGGACGAGCTCACCCTTGCTGTTCAAACGCCGCCATGCGCCGAGCTTGGAGAGCATATGGCGCAGGCGCTCCTCGGTGACGATTGCGGCTACGGGTCGGCCTTCATCATCGGGTGCAACCCACGTGGGGGCGCCGGCGTAGCGGAAGAGCCATGGGGTACGGTTGGAAGCCAGCAGCAGGGCCCACGCCTTGGCGACGGCTCGTGCGAGATCGCCCTCGTCGGCGCGCATCACGGAAGGCGCCGTGTTGGCTTCCACAAAGTTCAGCGGCAGGTGGCGGCCGAGAGGCTGCTCTGCGTCGGGCGTTGAAGCAGCCGCAGCTTCGGTGCATTCGCATTCTTCCAACCTGAGTGCGTCCTCGACGATTCCTCGCACGGCGTCTGCGCCATCATTCGCGAGCACGTCATTGAAGTCGTCGCCGACGCGCGGCGGCAATGCGATCACAGCGCGCCGGCCTTCGAACTTCAGCCGTGACGCCAATGCCTGCGCGGCGCGCAGACCGGCGCCTGATGCGTCGTTGTCGGCGAGGATGATCACGCGCGTGGTGTCCGCAGGAAGCTGAACTTGCTCGAGCCCAGATGTGGAGAGAGCGGCCCAGACGGGCAGCCCTCGACATGCGGCCATCACAGCGAGGCCGCTCTCTATGCCTTCGCAGACGCCGAGCGCTACGCCCGCAGCCAATGGCGCCAGCCGCACAGCGCCGTCCGCCGACCTGCCCAGCATCATGCGGGGCTTGGCGACGGCGGCCTTGCCGACGCACCCCTGATGCTCATCCAGATAGGTGCGATGCAGGCCGCAGATTTCCCCTGACCTGTCTCGAATGACGCCGATCAGCGCCGGATAGCCGGTCTTCGTCTCCCAATGGGTGAGATCTCTATGGAAGCAAAGGTCGGCGTCCACAGGCGCCGAGAGCCCGCGCGACGCGAGGTAGGATTCCGCTAGCGTGCCGGCGAGCGGCGCGGCGCCACCCAGAATGAACGAGATTTCTCGACTGGCGTCTTTGTCCGGCGGCTTTTGCGGCGCGTTCGTTGGCGCTTCCCTTTCTGGTGGCCCTGGAGCGACGCCGGCGAGTTCCGCTGCGCGCACGATGAGCTCGCGCCCAACGCCGCCAACCGCCTGCTGGATCGTGCTGATCGGCCCGCCGCCTTGATTGCCGTCGAAATCATGCCAGTCGCCCGCGTGGGGTCCATTCAGCGCGATCACGCATGAGCCTGTGTTGCGCGGCGCGTCGCCGGCGATGTTGGCGAGCCGCCATTCGTCCCCGACCCGCCGGCCATTGGGAAACAGGCGCGGCGCCCAATCGGCTGCGGTGTCACGCAGCCGCTGAACGACAAGCTCGAGATCGTAACGTGGTTGGCGGGCGCGCTCAGTCGGCGCGTCGTTGAGGTCAATCACGAGCCACCCGCTTCTTGCGTGCCGCGACATCGGTCCAGCGTTGGAGGACGAAGCTCATCGCTCTCCCTCCCAGCAACGGCGCGCATAGGCGCACATGCGGCACAGGTAGAAATCGGATGCGGCGGCGATGCGCGGCGGCAGTTCGCCAGCATCCGCCGCGCGCAGCACATCGACGGCCTTGTCGGAGAGCGCCTGCGCCGCGCCTGGATCGAATGCGACAACCTCGTGATGGAGTGCCTGCGTGTCCTTGTTGAGCGCAGTGACGAGAGCGGCGTTGATCTCGAGATAGCCCATGTAGAGTTGGACTTGCGCGAAGTAGACCGGCTTTGAGATCGCGAGACCGCGCTTGACGAGATCGATCCATGATTTTGCGCGCAGCGCCTTGTGCTCCCAGAGCGCAGGCCATGCGACGCCGATATCCGGCCCTGCGACGATCACGCCATCGATGTGACCCCGCAGTTTGCCGCCGGCTGCTTCGAAGCCGAACTGCCCGCCATCGCGACGCTCGGTGCGAAGATCGAAGCCCGCAGCGCGCAGCCAGCGGATCGACAGCGCTTCAAACTGATGGCCGGCGTCGAAGATACGCAGGATTGCGCCATCGAAATCCTTGCCTTCATCCTTGGGCGCATGCGTCACCTCATAGACGAGCTTGCGCGCGCAGGGCTCGCCGACGCGACTGCCGCCGAGATAATCACGTGGCTGCTGCATGCGGTTGCGCTGAACGAGCGCGGCGTCGATCAGCGCGTTGACGCGATCCGAAACGCTCACTGAAGAAGCGATGCGGCCGTAGACGAAACCGGAATCATGATTGAGATCGACGATCATGCAGCGCCTCTAAAAAGGGATAGGGTCGTTAAGCGGATCGCGTGTCGCCGCCTGCCGTCGCATCGACTCCTGAAAGCCATCGACGCAGGCCTCGATCACACGATCGATCTCGGCCGCGCTGCGATCGTGGAATGGCGCCATGAGGTCGAGCTCGGTGAGCGTTTCCGCAAGAAGACGGCGCGCTTCCTTGATGGCCTTGGTCTCCATGTCGGTCTTGTCGATCATCCCGTTGTTCCTGGCGGCGATCGCGGCGCCGGCTTGATGGCAGCGCATCGAGCAGAAGCGGTGAAAGGGAAAGTGGTCCCAACGCAGTTGATGGACGTAGCCAAAGCCGCGCGCCTGACGTCCGCAGAGTGCGCACAGACCTATCCGAGCAAGAGCCGGGTCAGGTCCTTTGCGTCGTCCGGCTGCTGCTTGATCCGACGCGAGGCCAGCACAATGAAACGCGCGATCGCGTTGTCCGCCATGAACTCCAATTCCCGCATGGTGAGAGCGGCGATGGGCTGGCGTAGCCTTCCGCGTCCTTCGAGCCATTGTCCGATCGCCTTCGCCGCTTCGCGCGTCACATGCGCCTGCCATTCGTCATCACTCATCAGCCCGGCTCATGAATTGAGCCACGCCGGACCTGCAGGCGCAGTAGTTGGCGCAGGCGTCGGCGGGGCGCTCTGTTGCGCCGCGCGAGCCCACGCAGGCGCAGCGTTTGCCGGCGCCGATGCGGGAGCGTGCCCCCAGGCGGGCGCTGAGGACGATGGGGATGACACGGCCTTTGGACGCGCGCGCGTGCTGGGGCTCGGCGCGAGAACCTCGCCATCCATCACCTTGCGCCATTCGGGCTCGCTTGGAACGACGACGCGATCAAGGCGATTGCTGTCGCTGTAGCGCGCGTCCGAAGCTGGTTCGATCTTGATTTTGGCGACGAAGGTGATGCCGTTGAGGTCGGCGAGGCCGCGCAGCATGCGCTTCGATTTTGCTGCGTCGCTCATGTCCTGAGGATCAAGCCCGAGCGCGCTGTCGATCATCGCGCGAAAGCTTGCCTTCGAAATCTTCCAGCCGATCGAGACGCCCTGCTCGTCGAGCTTTCCTCCCGAGACGGTGAACACCTGCCAGAACTTGCGTCGCACATGCGGGCCCTCGGTGACAGTGAACTCGGCGTCGAGCATCAGCACGTCGCTGCCAGGCGCGTTCGACGCCTTGAGCAATCCGCGGTCGATGTCGCTCTGGCCGTCGGTCCCGCCCGGACGGATGGTCATCGCAACCTTGGCGAAGGCGCCATCAGGGATCAGCTCGCCGCTCTTCTGCGGCTCGGCGTCATTCATGTCGAAGTTCATGGCTGGTTATCCTTTCTTGGGAGAGTTGATCTTGGAGAGCAGCTCGCCGAGATCAGGCGCCTCGGTGACATCAAGGCGGCCGCTGCGATCTTTCGCGGGCAGGCCGAACGGATTGCCGGACTGGCAGACGAGACGGCGTTCACTCGCCTTTTCATCGAGCGTCCACGTGTCGTCGGCGGACTTGGAGAACAGATGCATCGAGACGACTTGATCGACGATGCCCGGCAGTTCGCGGGCGGCCTTGCCGCCTTCCATCTGCGGCTGCCACGTGGTGCGGTTGAACTCGTCCGTGACGCGCTCAAGAATGCCGACGAAGATCACCGTCTTCGCGTGCGCATGCTGCAGATGCTTGAGCAGACCGATGACCTCGCGCGCCAATAGTCCATAGGCGCCGCGCGTATCCGGCTTGCCGGTCTTTTCGGAGAGCGCTTCAGGTCGCGTCTTCGCCCACGCCATGGCCTGGCGCGTCAGATCCGTGATGCTGTCGACGAAGATGATCCGCTTGGCGGCGATCATCTGAACGAGAGCAGGATATTTCTTCGAGAGATGCTCGTAATGCGCCTGCGAGAAGAAGCCGTTCTCATCGGCGGACGGATTGATCCCGCCCACAAGGCACCCGATGTTGAGCGCATCAGCGAATGTGCGCACCGGGATGCTGTCGCCCGCCCAGTCCTGAACGGACTTCAGGCCGGCTTCCAGATCGATGCAGAGCGTCTCGGCAGGCGGCAGCGTCTTCAGCAGGGATGTCTTGCCCACACCGCTCGGCCCGAAGATCGCCATTGTGGTTTTCGCGCCTGCGGCCGAGAGCCGCTCGTCAGCGCTGACGATGCGCAAGCTCATTGTCCCGCTCCCGCGGCGCGCTTCTCTAGGCGATAGGACGGGCGGCCCGTCTCGACGGTGCGCGCAGGCTGAAACAGTTCACGCACAACGCGCGGCCAATTGTTGAAAGCGCTCTCGGAGACTTCGAGTTTTGTTTTCACATAGTCGGCTGGATCGTCGTTCCAGCTTGAGCGAATGATCTCGACGGCGTGACGGAGTTGTTCCTGATCCCACTTCACGCGCTTTGGCAGGTCGGCCACGACGACAAAACCGTTGTCGTCGAAGCGCACGGCGCCGGTGTCCTTGCCCATCTCAGCGCGACGCTGATTGGCGCGCGCGCCGTAGCGAAGATCGAGAGCTGAGTTGAGTTTTTGCTCGACGTCTGCAAGGCGCGACTTGCGCTCGGTGAGATCGTCAAGCAGCGCTGCAAGTTGCGGCGCAGGCAGGGTTGAGAGTTGCGACAACGATAGCGTTTTGATCGTGTCCGCTTGGTGAGTGAGCGTGATCATCAAAACCTCCGTCAAGCTGCGAGCAAAGCTGTGGGCGCGATCGCGCGAGACTGGCGGCTAGGGACCTGCAAGCGACCCGAGGCGCGCACGGCGAGATATAGCCACTCGTGCGGGCCAACCCTGCGCTGCAGGGGAATGACGAGACCCTGATCGGAGGCCGCCATGATTCGGTTCGCGACCGCGATCAGCCTGCGGCGCTCATCGCTCGTCAGGACCAGCCTCGACTTGCAGCGATCATGCGCAAGATGGCCACGGTAATAGGCGATGGTTTCGCCCGAGCTGGCGCCCACCAGCCAGTCCACAAGACGGTTTTCATCAAGCGGCACTGAGAAAGGATCAATCAGCAACAAGTGAAGACGGGCTTTGAGAAACATGGGCAATCCTTTCCCGTTCGCCGGAAACATCGTTTCCGGACGTTTGAAGTTGATGGTTTGCGAGGTGCGGGAGGATGGCCCGTTGGCCGATCAACCCTGCTGTTGTCTAAGTAGCGGTCGGGGTGGGAAATCTTCCCGAGAGGTCTTTTGTCCCGTTAGCTTTCACTTTGGCGGAGTGCGTCCTCCGCGCTCCTGACCTGCATGTAGCGATGCGCCCGCGGACTTTTCCCAAGAGGTCAGAGGTCGAGCAGAGCGCGTCGGTCCGCAATGCCGATCGATACGAGCCGATAGCGGATTTCGCGCAGACGGCGATAGAACTCGCTGGTGGAAAGCCCTGAGGACCGCTGTGCAGCAGCGAGATCGCCATCGGCCTCCAGCACGAACATCGCAGTTACAGAAAGCTCAGGTGGTAGGCCTGCTAGGAAGCCATCTATCGCCAAGGACATGAGCGCTTGCTCATCGGGAAGCGCGTTTGGATCGCACAGCATATCGGCGAGACTGATCGCGCCCTCGTCACCCTCCTCACACACGCCGCCTAGCGTGTGGTCGAGCGACAGCGGCATGCGTCGACGCTCCAGGCATATCTGATCCGCGATCACCTGCACGGCTTGGCGTGCGATACGGTGCGCGAACGCGGTCCACGGTCCTCGAGCTGCATCGAAATATCGTCTGCGCTCGAGCAGGATGAGGAGAATTTCCTGCTCTGCGTCTTCGCGCTGCGCGGGGGACAGCCGGAGTGATCGCGCCAGGCGAGCTGTTTGATAACGAGCCGCGGCAATCATGACTTTTAGACTGCGCTCGTCGAGGCTTGCGAGCTCATCAGGTTTTGCAAAGTCGGCGCGTTCCGTCATCTGGGGCCTCAAGCGTAAGGATAGCGATTGCGCGAACCCGCAACGACGAGGACGCAGGTTTCCCGTGGCGGCGCTAAAGGCCGCAACGTCCGTCAGCTATTTGAGAAGCGTGTTTCTTTACGCGGGCGTCTTGAACGCGCGATAAACCGAGACCGCCCGCGCGATATCATCCTGCATGTCGGGCGGCAGGCGCCGCGCCTCAATGAACGCGCGATCTGTCGCCAGCCCCAGCAGTTGGCAGGCGGCGAGGATCAACGAATCCTTTGGCGCTTTTTCCAGCCCACGTTCAATGCGCGACCAATAGGCCGTTGAGATATTTATGCTGCGTGCGAACTCGCCCAAAGGCACGCCGGCCTTCTCGCGTTCCGATCTGATCCATGCGCCAAAGGCCATGATATTTTCCTCAAGCGTTCGATGATGAAGAATGAGCCTGGAGCCGGCGCGCGCGCAGGAGATCGTAGCGCGCCAGTCGAACCCGCATGAAGCTTTCAGACACGCCATAAAGCTCCGCCAGGGCGAACACGGCCTCTCCCAGCGCATCCACATCCTGTGCGCACGCATCGTACGCAGGCGCGCCGCGAATGATGCGCGAGGGGTGTGGCGAGGGCGCGAACCGAGCCTTCTTCGCATGGCGCTGCACATCCACGCGCAAAAGCGCTGGCGGTACCAGCAAGGCGCCCATGAACTCGTTGGCGCGCAGCTCGCGCGGATCGCGAACACTGCGGCCGGCCGCAGCGCCCGGGCTCAAGAAGGCGCACCCTGCCGGGGTCGTCGTCACCCAAGCCGGCGCGTCGAAGACAACGTGTCCAAGTTCGTGGGCGATAGTCGAGCGCAAGAGATTTTCGTGCACGTTGAGGGCGGGGCCATTAATCGAGACCATCACACACTCGGGCGAGGCGCGATCATACTCGGTGACGCCCATGACCGCCTGGCCCGCGGGATTAAGCACCTCGTGATCAAGGTCCCAGTCGATGTCGAACGAGACGCCATTCACATCCGCGTGCTTCGCAAAAGCTGCGATGTCATCCAGCGCCAGCCGTCGATGCAATGGCGCCGCCATTTGCCCGCGCACGGCGCGTGCGACGGCCCAAATTTCAGGCAGGGAAAGGCGCTCTGGCTCGGCTGTGAAGGTGGAGTGTCGATAGGAGGCCGTGAGGGGAGACATTGGGAGCTCCAAAAGGACTATGTTCCTCTTTTGTTCTCATATTCCTAGTGCGGAGTCGAGTCCTCGTTGCGCGAATCCGCAAAAGCTTTCCACAGGGCGCTCTGGCCTCGTGGGGGGTGATCTGCGCGGAAATGGGGCATGCCGGCGGATGCTTGGACATTCGCGGCGAACAATGCCCACACGCGTATGCCACCACGTGGCCCCCCGGGAAAATGAGCTGTCCTCCCCGCTACTAGGATGGCATTGTCGGGGTTACGCTGGATTGGAAGTTTAACGAGAATTCGCCTCGGTAAAGGATGACCCTTAAGGCTCTCGTTTTTGAGAGCGCGCTTAGGGTGCTGTCGCCGGCGCGCCGCGATGCGGCGATTGGCTTGGCTATTCAGCCTCTACTATCCGCTCCAATTCCTCAATATCAGGAGATATGGACAGGTATCGCGCGGCGGCCATAAGCTGTAGCAGGGCAAAGTCCATTGCGTTTCTATCTATAACTGCAGGCTTGTCGCTATGCCCGGCTGCATCTGGGTTGAAGACGATTGCGGGCATATCCGTCATCTTCACGGTCGCGACGTACCTGATCTTCTTTATAAGTTCGTGAGTCATGTCTCTGGGTGAGCCCGAATGGACGCCGGACGCAACATTTGCGACGTACTTGATGACGTCCCGCCTACAAATCCAATGGCCTTTGAAACAAACAACTTTTTGTCCGAGAAACCCGTCAAGGCTTAACGAGACGGTTTTGTCTGGGTGATAGTCAGCGGGGTATTCTATCTTTTCCCCCGGCTCCGCAACCATCGTCCCTAAACTCAAGCCGAATATATCAACTACGCCGGCTGATAAGAACGTCCATGGCCTGCTGCGCCCCGCTCGCTCAAACGGCGCGATGTCCTGGGATAGAAATTCTATGCGTCTATCTAGACGAGGTGCTGCAACCCTTCGAATATCTCCCCCATTGTCGATTAAAAGTCGCCTAAGTTCATTGCTCATTCGGCGAACCTCTGCCGGTGTAGGTTCTGATTTCGCCAGAACCTCCCGCATATGCTGCAAATCTTCCACGAATGCCTTGGCGGCTTCGTGAGTTGTACGAATCATCTCCGACTTAGCGGCGCTAGACAGGCCCAAGAGGTATCTCCAAGGTTTTGAGATGGCCAAGAAAACCAGCGATCAGGACTACACAGAAGAAGAAGCTCAGCGCCGCATCGAAGCCGCCACTAAGGGCGCGCTCAAGACGCCGCACAAGCCGCATAAGCACGCGGTCAAGAAGCCTGAAAAAGAAAAGAGCCCGACTCGAAAGCCGGGCTCACAGTGACTATGCCGAATAGCGGCTCAAAGCAGCCTCGCGACTCCCTCGATGGCGAGTCCCCTTCAAAATCTCGTTCACGCGACCGGGGTTTACGTCGAAGTCCGCTGCGATCCGGTGCTGGAACTCACCTTGCCAGTGCCGAAGCCAGATTTTGACAGCATCATCAAAGGAAAGTTTTTTGCTCGGAGTTTTGAAAACGTTATGCATCTTACGAGTCCCTAAATGCTGAGACTGCAAGAGGCTTGACAACCGAGTCATCGGGATTCATGTTCCCGAGTGTTGATCTAACTCGCCGCAAGCCTCTCACAGTCTTTGCGGTGGATACGGGAAGCCGGGGCGCCAACCCCGGCTTTTCCGCAGGCACGATTGATTCGCACCGATCGTAATGAATCCAGAGCGCAGCCGCTGAGTCAACGGCCTGTGTGCGCATTCCAACTACTTGAACCCGCGCCGCTTAATGCGCTTTTTCGTAGGCTTCCACTTCTTCGGGTACCAGCGCATGAACCGCGCAGCGGCCTGTTTAAAGTTCGGCTTAGTGAGTTCCTTAATACGTGAGCCACTTACCGTTGATGCCACGAATTGCGGGCGGCTTCATCATTGTGGAAGTGCGGGGCGTCAAACGTGGACATTGGTTCTCTCCAGTGCTCTGTCCGCGCTCCGTTGTTAGGCGGCGCAAGTGTGGATCTTCACATGTTGTTTTTATTTTAGGCCTCCCGCGCAACCTTTGTTAAGCGAAGCCTAGCGGGCAATTGCAGCTCTAACCTAGCATTTTAATAGTTGGCTGGATTGTTTGGACGTCGGCGGCGGACGATGCTCCCACGCGTATGCCACCACGTGGCCTCTCGGGAAAACAGTGTGCCAACGGCGCTACTAGCGTGGCATGTCAAACCCACTTCACCCTGACCTGATGACCCCTGCAGAGCGCATCGCCGCGCTGTGCGAGATTCTCGCGCGCGGCCTGGTGCGGCTCAAGGCGGGACAGTCAAGACAAGTATCTGACGAGCGTGGAGAAAGTTGTCTTCACTTCCCGCCTGAGCAGAGCGCTCATGCAACTCCGACGCAACGGAGAAATGCATGGACATGACGGACACTATCCTCGCCCGGCTCGCGGCGCTGAAGACAACGCCGACGCCGGACCTCAAGAAACAATGGCGCGAACTCTTCGAAACAGAGGCGCCGCCCTACAATCGTCGCTTCTTGGAAAGCCGGCTCGCGTACCGGATTCAGGAGCTGACTTACGGCGGGTTGAAACCGGCGACCATCGAGCGCCTCGAAGCGTTGGGCGAGCAGCTCGACGGCGGCAACATCGTTTTGCGCCGGACGCGCGCCGACGAGAGACCCATCGCCGGCACACGGCTCATTCGCGAATGGCAGGGTGTTGAGCACACCGTCACGGTGCTGCGCGACGGTTACGAATGGCAAGGGCGGCCCTACCGCTCTCTGTCCGCGATCGCGCGCGCCATTACCGGCACGCGATGGAACGGCTGGGTGTTTTTCGGGCTCAAGAACACAAAGAGGCGCGCATGACGAAGACCGCGCCGAAGACCGGCGTCCGCAAACTACGCTGCGCAATTTACACCCGCAAGTCGAGCGAGGAAGGGCTCGAGATGGAATTCAACTCGCTCGATGCACAGCGCGACGCCTGCAGCGCCTATATCGCAAGCCAGCGTTCGGAAGGCTGGGTCGAGCTCGCCGAGCATTATGATGATGGCGGTATCTCGGGAGCTACGCTCGAGAGGCCCGGCCTGAAGCGCCTGCTCGCCGACATCGAAGAACGTCGCGTCGATGTTGTCGTCGTCTACAAGATCGACCGCCTCAGCCGCGCGCTGATGGACTTTGCAAAGCTGATCGACGTGTTCGACCGCAACGACGTGACCTTCGTCAGCGTGACGCAGGCGTTCAACACGACCACGTCGATGGGACGGCTGACGCTCAACATTCTTCTATCCTTCGCCCAGTTCGAACGTGAGGTGATTGGCGAGCGCATCCGCGACAAGTTCGCTGCGTCGCGCAAGCGCGGCATGTGGATGGGCGGCTATGTCCCGCTCGGTTACGCGGTCAAGGATCGCAAGCTCGTCGTCAATAAGCCGGAAGCCTCCATCGTCAGGATGATCTTTGAGCGCTTCGTCGAGATCGGCTCTGCGACGGCGGTGGCCCGGGCGCTGGCCGCCGAGGGCGTACGAACGCGCAAGGGACGGCTCATCGACAAGGGCTTCCTCTACAAGCTACTCAACAACCGCGTTTATATCGGCGACGCTGTGCACAAGGGCACGGCCTATCGCGGCGAGCATGACGCGATCATCTCCCGCACCATGTGGGACAAGGTGCATGCCATCCTGAAAGAGAGCCCTAGGACGCGCGCAGCCAACACACGCGCGCAAACACCCGCGCTCCTGAAGGGACTCATATTCGGGCCCACCGGCTGCGCCATGAGCCCGACGCACACCCGCAAGGGCGACAAGCTCTATCGCTATTACATCAGCCAAAGCATCCTGAAGCGCGGCGCCGGCGCCTGCCCCGTCGGGCGCGTGCCGGCTGCCGAGATCGAGAGCGCGGTGGTGGATCAGCTGCGCGGTCTCCTGCGGTCGCCTGAAATCGTTGTCGGCACATGGCGCTCTGCGCGACCTGAGATTGACGGTTTGTCTGAGGCCGAGGTTCGGGAGGCGCTCGAAGGGCTCGAGCCGCTGTGGGATGAACTCTTCCCAGCCGAGCAGGCCCGCATCGTCCAGCTGCTCGTTGAGCGTGTCGACGTCGGACGCGACGGCGTCGACATTCGGCTTCGTGTCGATGGGCTGGCCCATCTGGTTCGCGAGCTGGGTGGCATGGCCGTCAGCGCGCAAAGGGCCGCCTGATGGGACGCGGCGCCACCGCCAATGACGGCCGCACGCTGACGGTCCGCGTGCCGATGACATTCCGCAAACGCAGCGGGCGAAAGCAGGTGGTGGTGCCGGAAGGGGCGTGTCGGGGCGTTCCCCGCCCGCGCGTCGACAACACTATGGTCAAGGCGATCGCCCGGGCACACCGCTGGAAGCGCCTTCTCGAAAGCGGCCAATTCGCGTCGGTGACCGAGCTGGCTGAGACCGAAAAGATTAATCAGTCCTATGTGTGCCGGGTTCTGCGCCTGACCTTGCTCGCACCGGACATAGTCGAATCGATCCTCGATGGGAGGCAGCCAGCGGGACTTCAAGTAGACATGCTGATGAAGCCGTTCCCGCAGGAATGGACGCAACAGCGAAGCTTCGTCAGGCTTATAAGCTGAAGGTCATAGGTTCGAAACCCATTCCCGCAACCAAAATATTAAAGCTAATTCATAAGCTTATGCAAAGCCCCCGCTTGGCCTTCGCCAGCGGGGCTTTTGCTTGTGTGTCCGCACGGTGTCCGTTCTTAGGACCATTCAGAAACACGCAGGGTCGTCTGGGTTCCGTTGAGACCAACGGTTGAGACTGGCGAAATACCGTTTCGTGTTCCAATATGAAAAAAGTCGCGACTCATTGGCATCAATC